TGGGTGTTCTGGTTTAGACTCTACTACAGGAGAAGCCACTTCAATACTGCTGTAGCCTTCCTGATAAGAGTAGTCTTGGTCTAAGGAGTGAATGTCATCGAACAGCAAGGTGTCTGATTTCTTAACTTCTTCGTTTTCACGTTCCCAAGAAGGTCTAAACGGAGTATTGTTACTGCTTGGTTTACTACGGCTGCTTTCTACCATGATGCCAGAAGAAGGCGTGGATTGACTACTTTGGCTATCGTAGTAGTTACCGGTTTTAGCATACGGATTCGTACCCATTCCACCCAGGCTAGGATTGCCTGGAGGAGGAGCAAACTGATTAGAACCATAAGGGTTAGTACCAAATCCACTCTGTGGCTGCTGACCAAATGGGGTCTGCTGTGCTTGGAATGGTTGATACCCACGGCTAGCCTGGTTAGGCTGATACAGATTGCTGTTATTGTTGTTCTGGATGTAAGAGAGCTCTCTCACCATGTTCTGGCGATTTTGGATGTAGTTACGAGCATCTTGCTCTACACCGTATCGAGTCTGGTAATCCAGATTCATTTGGGCAAATACCGTATTGAAAATGCCATAAGGGATAAAGTCATGGAAGTGTTGTTCCATTAAACCGTATACCTGGTTTTGGTCATTGACATTGATACGATTATTCGCAGCTGCCCACTCTAAGTGAACAAAGATGGATTCCAGCAACTCATCTCTTAAACGCTGGTCGTTCATGAGAATGTTGCTAATAATACCACGAAACTCATTGGGGCGCTCTTGAGCACCTCTCCAGAGTAGCTGCTGGATAGCCTGCTGGATACTTTGGTGGTACCCAGCAGTGAGATAATAGCGATGATTCATCGTTGGTCCTTTCATGAAAAGACTCTCTAGTAGCTAATTAGAGAGAACACTATAGATTCGAAATTAGTGAGAAAAAGGAGATAGTACTCGTTTATCCCCCTATCCCTTTAATGATATATACCCTTAATCTACTGGGTTCTACGAATACAATAAAGACGCAATCTCGTCAATCTTGTCTTTCAATTCAGGATTAGGAATCACGGTAAAGTCTTCAGACAGCGTGACATACGGATTAATGCGGTTACGTCCGGATGGGTCTGACTTAGACATGTCCAATGCACCAGAGGTTTCAATCAAAGATTCGTGTAGAATGTTCTTCGGATCATTGACATCGAATGTGGTGTTAGAAGTCCTAATCTTATCGGATTTCTCCTGTAATACCGCTAATCTACCTAATTTCAATAAAGGCAAATCAGTCGGGTCTTCTACCGGTATAATCTCAGCGTGTTCTTTAATACGCAGGATTTCATCGGTACGAATCATGGCCAAGCAATTAACAATATCGTCAGGACGGATTTGTTTCTTCGGATTACTCAGTTGTTCATTCTTTAAATTACCCAATTTGTAATAGCTGTTATTAACAGCCTTGGTGATGTTGAACAAGAGGTATTGTAATACTTGTAATTGCTTACCGTATACGGTATTGGATTCGGATGAACGAGAAACTTCGGATACCATCTGGTTAAACTCGTTGATGATGAAGACGAATAAATGGTATAAGGTTTCAAATGCCGGATAACCGATACGGGAGAAGTCATTTCTCACCATATCGTCCACATAGCCGTCTAATGACAGCATGTGTTTGTTGATGAATTCCTTAATCACGGCATAGTGCTCATCAGTAGAATGAATCGTTTCACCCATCATGCTTCGCCAAGCATCCGTATTATCAATGGTGCTGGGGTTCATGCGTTTGGGTGAAGTGAAGTGATCCAATACGTACATAATGGTACAGAATACACTTTTGGCACTCGGGGAATTCTCGAACTCTTTCCTATCGACTAGGAAGAGGAATTGCTGTGGGTTGTAGAACTTATAAAGATAGGTTCTGGCTGGTTTCTTGTCTGCAGATTCAATCACTACCCATTTCTCTTTAGGGTAGTTGTTTTGCTCTTTAACAAAGTCCTCTTTGCTCATCATGATGAAGTTCTTGATGTTGAACATCTTGAGCGTTTGAGTTAACCCGAATTTACACACTAGGTAATGGACTAATGTGCATTTCATCTTCACCATCTTCTCAACCAGATTACCATCAGATGGCTTATTGTGGATATCGCTATAATACACAGGCGCATACTCACGAGTACCATCTACGTGGAACTGATAGTTTAAACGTTCAAACCAGAGTTTGGTTTTAATCAGTTTAATGAAAATGGAATTGGGTTTTACCGTAACGATACCATCACTTACTACCGGAGTAATGATGTACTTTACGTTATTGAGGTGGATGAAACCAAACCGAGAGATGAAAGGAAGATAAATCCCTTTCTTAATAATCTTACCTTCCCATTCGAATAGGTAGTTTACGACACGGACATCATTGCGGTTAATGTCGTATTTACGAACGGAATTAGAGGTAGGCTTCGTGAGGATTTTATAACCCTCAATCGGAGAAGCTCTCTCGTAACCTAAATACTTTAAGCCTTCTGGGAAGGCAATAGAGTTCATTCGAAATAGGTGGTCTACGAAATCAGGGATGCTTTTGCTCTGATAGTAAGCGAGACCTTCACCTACTCTAGGGTCGATTTTAGGAGTATTTTCTTTAATTAACTGCATTAATCTTGGGTTCAACTTACACTCCTTTTCGTCGTTGATTTACATGATTTACAAACAATAGAATAAAAGATTTGGGTGTTCTGTAGTCACTTTACCAGATCGCCTATACTGAGTAAAATTCCTACAGAACTGACTGGTCAAAACCAGTCAGATAACGCGCTGAAGATAGATTTTATCTCTTTCTTAAAAAATATCCCGAGCCCGACGGCACCTACTATACCTACGCCTGCAGCGACTACGGGGTTTACGGCTACTGGAGCTAGTTTAGAGAAGCCTGCGACAGCGGCTTTCTTACCGCTATTCTTAAACAACTCCCTTAGGATAAGGATTCCACTTAACACTGTACCACCTAAGCCAACTACTTCCCGAATAGTCTTATACTTGCTATCGGTCAGCTTAGCTTCTATATCCAGTATCTTCGCTCTTAAATCGAAGTCTTTAATCGTAACGTCTTTCTCATTGGTATTCAACTTAGTCTCTAAGTCATTTTCAGATACCCGCTCCTTATTCTGGGCTATCTTCATGTTCGCTTCATTGCTATTGAACTTAGAGAAAGCATCGCTCATGTAAGCTTTGGCTTTGTCTATATCGTAGAAGATACCAATCTCTTCTAATCGTTTATCGATTATCTCATTTTCTTCTTTATTCTTCCCTTTAATGGGAATTTCAATAATCTCAGGTGTGTCATTTAACCATTTCTCTCTACCATTGAAGATAATGGTCATGCCTGACTTCTCACCTGGCTTGGGTTTTCTAGAATGCTTACTGATTACCTGGTTGCCTAATCGCACGTAAACACACATGTCTACTTCAGAGACGAAATGAAAATGCATCAAGCTATCTTCAGTCTTCATCTTTTCCAGAATAGCAGAAGCAATCACGTTATTCTCGTTATAGGGATTATAACTCTTGCTCTTCAATATAGCTTCATTAGCAATGGTTAATCCACTGTTCTTGTCGAATACTGTTTTGTTTCTAAATTCACCTTCTGGAATAAAGATAAAGAAGACGTCTGTAAAGACTGGTTGAATAGTGGTTTCTCTCTCCAACCAACGACTGATAATACTGTCTACCGTACAGAAGTCATTCTTAATCGAGTCAGCCATCTGCTTACTCATTCGCTCTTTAATCTTTATCGTAATACTCGGATCATTCCAACGGTTAATGAAGTAATCCAATAACATTCCTTCTACCGATTCATGATTAGGCTTTAAACCTCTCTTCTGGTAATGGTCTATGGTTTTCATGAGACACAGTGCCGATACTGAGAACTCGTATCGGTAATAAACCCCTTTAGCAATGTTTTGGCCTCTAGGGAAACCTAAACGATATAAGTCTTCTCCATTACTGGTTTCGTATCCAGTAACCAATAGAGGACTTACGGTAGTGGTGATTCCGTTTAGCTGAGATACCGTAATTGGGTTTCTCGTGAAATTGAATACCGATGTCTTAATATCGATATTGTCAGTAGACATACCACAACTATCCATCTCATTGAGGTTGTTTAGCCAGTGAGCATGTTTCTCACGAGCTCTGGCTTCACGAGTAGCTAATTCCTCTTTAGCGGTGTAGGGGTTCTGGTAAGGATAGAAGGCGTAGAACTTATTGTTCCTCTCTTCTATTTCTTTTACTCTGGCTTGCTCGGCCAATGAAGCTTCGTGTTCTGCTTCCATTAATAAGGTAACTACCTGGTTTCTACTGAAACTGACATTCATGTTATCAATGTAGTAGCTCAAGTCACCAGGAATGAATTTGGACTCTGCATTAATATTAACACTATCCATTCAGGTTCCTCCTTTAAAACTGAAAAATTAAAAATAGCTATTTTAAAATCTTTTAGATTTCAATACCACATTGATAATATAGACCTCTATTTTGTTTAAATAGAATACTGTAAAGACGGCATAAAACTCCTACTCCTTCTACCTATTACGGGTAGAAGGAGTAGAGAGTCTTACAGGGATTAGCCTTTTACAAGATTACGAAGTAACTACCTTTTACGGTGTTACCGTGTACCTCCTTACGGAGCTACTTCGTTGAAGATAGCGCTATTAGGGCGCTACTTTGTTTTCCACATGGAACGGTACACGTTTCTGTACAGCTTCGCTCAGGTTCAGTACACCGATGCGAACCAATACAGGCAGGTGGCAGATGTGGCTAAACCACGGTTGTACCATCACTTCGTGTTGGTATTTGCTGCCACGGGCACGGTCAAGGATACGCGGAATTTCACGTTTATCCAAGCAGTTACCGAACCACAGCGGTACAGACAGGCTGCCAGAACGCGGTACACCGAAGGACATGAAGATGGTACCAACGCTACCGTCTTTACCACCATCTACCAAGCGGTCATCAGAGCACTCTTCCAGAGTAAAGTCGAAACCATTACCCAGAGTACGAACATCACCTTCACGGAAGATGAATTTGCTGGTGAACACGTCAGCGATAGCGATTACGTGCGGACGGAAGCCAGAACCACCCATATCAGTCAACTCGTAAGCGGCAGCCAACTCAGAAGCAGTGTATGCTTTAGTAGCTTCAGCCAACAGGAAGTTGGTCAATACGGAAGAAACGTTGTTCAGGCGGTCGCTAGACTGCAGAGATTGTACAGTAGCCAGAACATCCAAAGAAACGTCACGTACGTAGCTCTTAGCAAAGTACTGACCTACACCTACAGAAGAGTAAGCGAAGGGTTCAGCAGTTTCCAGCTGTTTGGGCATACCTTTCAGCATAGTCAGGATGTCGTACAGGGCAGTGATGGCTGCATTGGTACGGCGAGCGAAGGTAGTCTTAATCAGGCTGTCTACGCGTTGAGCGTCAGTGATTTCAGTTTTCTCATCGAACGGACGGCGAGAAGAAATCGGAGAGTGCAGACGTACACCGTAGATGATACGTTGTACACGGTCTTCCAATACCAAGCCATGTTCGCGGATGTTGCTGTTGGTACGAGTAGCGTCGATTTCGTAACCAACGATAGAGCATTTCTGCAGAGCAGTTACCAGAGCGGCACCATCACCAGTGGTCATGTCTACCAATTCTTTGGTATCGGCTTTGCGGATAGCTTTTACTTTTACGTTAGCAGCATTCAGGCTAACAGTACCCAGGTCGGTGTTACCAGTACCGGTTACGTTGAACTGGAGCAGGGCTTCGAGTTTCTTGTCTTTCAAAGCTTGCAGTTCAGTCGGCAGTTGACCAGATTTAACGCCTTTGGTGTTTTCGTCTACCAAGTGGGTGTTAACATTGTAAATCAACTGGATGCCTTCACGGTCGCCATTGGGGGCGTAAGTGAATTGGGCTTGTTGGTGGAACTGGAGGTTTTCGAACAGTACGGTGTCGTTACCTACTTTCAGACCCAGGGTTTTCAGACGGGGGTTACCAGAAATCTGGTCAGTATCGTCCTGCATACCCAAACCAATCATGCGGTCAGTCTGTGCCAGAGCGATGATACGGATTTCTTCATTTACTTTCAAGAGAGAAGTAGTGAAGGTTTCACCGTAGTCAGAAACCACTTGGCGCACTGGCAAAATACCAGTGTCAACGAATTTGTCATCGTTTTGGCCTTGACGGAATACCGGCACGATATCGGTGAAGTTAGACTTCAGGATAGAGGCATTACGCAGGGCTTTGATGATGTGTTTCTGGTTACGCCATACATCACCGTTACCAGTCAGGTCGTATTCTTTAGAGGTGAATACGGTAGACAGGGCTACGTCGATGGTGTAGTTGTTCTGGGTGGAATCCAGAGAAATGGTCGGGAAGAACAGCTCGGCGGCTTTAGACTGTTTCTCAGCTTTTACGTTGTAAGAAACGGTCATGGCCAGGGTGTTCATCATGCCATGTACTTCGAAAGACTCTTTAGAGAGGTCCAGGTTAACCGGAGAAACTTCAGGTTCACCACCGATTACCGGTACCACTACGCCCTCAGGACGCTCAGCGGCAGATTTCAGGTAAGCTTCAGGGTTAGAAGCGATAATCATGGATTCCTGGATGTTAGCCACTTCGGCAGGAGTCAGTTCGATGTTTTCGTCTTGACGCAGGCCTTCAGCCAAAGTAGTGGTGGCCTCAGGAATACCGGAAACGGCTTCGGTCAGTTCGCTTTGCTGTTGGGCAGACAGAGACTCGGTAGACAGGAAAGCCTGGCCGAGAATCTGGGCGGCTTCGGTAGCGAGGCTGATGGAGTTAAAGCTTTCTTTAGCGGCATCACCAATCCGTTGCTCACGGCTCGGACCACCAAAGTCTTTACGAGTTTTGGAGAATAAGAACATATTTTTAACCTTTTACGTAAAAGTACAAAAATTCAAAACGAAAGTATTACGACTGTAGTTATACCAGAGATTCTAAGTATAAAGAATGCACAGGGGATTGAACTATACATTCTTCAGAATAGAATACAGCCGATTTACGCAACACTGATTTTACCAAGTCCTTGTGGTAGAGGTAAACTTGTTCCTGATTGGAATCACCAGTAAGGGCAAACGGTACTGATACAAAAAAGTATTGTCCATTGTTAGATGGAGTAATACTTTCATAAGTAGAAACTTCCTTGTCTGTCAAGGAGATTCCGCTTATTACCTTTTTCACTACCTCTCTAATATCGACAGTGAAGGTATCTACAGAGTAATCGCTTTCACCTGATGGTAAAAACAAACTAGCGACTTCATTAGCGTCACTATTTTCGAGCCAGGATTGACGTACATCTAATGCTTCGCTCAACAGGGGAGCAAATTTTACAAATGCAGGCAAGTCCTGTAAAAAAGAAAAATCGATTTGCGTCAATGCGTTTTTACTTAATGCATTAAGACACACTAAAGTCCTTAAAGCCCCGAGAGACAGGACTTTCTTGACTTTATCATAGTCTATAATGTCCGCTACGCCGACATTCACAGCTTTCAAGTCTTCAATAATCGGCTGAGGAACAAAGATCAGTTTAGGAAAACCCATCGCTTTAGTCCTTCTAAAACCCATGAAAAAGTCACGGGAAGTGGTTTAAAAATTAATAGTCGGTTTCCCTGTATCGAAAGGTACTAATATGCCTAAAGATAACAATAAAACCTACGTATTGCTGGATAATTCATAGTAACTCGTTCCATAATACACTAGTGAGATTTTAGGCTAATGGAAATAGCAACAACTTTAATCTAAAGATAGGCAGAAAAACGATGGATGTAAAAGCATTACTGGCTAAAGCCATTTCTCTTTTATATCGAGAATCTCAACTCGATGAAGACAACTATTCCCAGTCCATGATTAACGACATCATCAACGGACTGAAGATTAACGGTGCTGACTTGTCTGGTACCGATAATACTTTAAATGAATTGAAAAACGTGATTATCAACATGATGGATAGAAGTGTACCCTTGCCTCTCCATGATTTGTTACAACACGTCAAGATTGCCTGTGGACAAGACAATGTATTGTTCGAAGCCATCCAGGATAATATTGCTTACGACTTACCAAAAGAAGACATCAAGAAAACCGTATTGAGTTATCGTTACGAGTTAGAGAAGTATCTAAAGAATAAGAAAGCTCAAGAGACACTAGAGAAGATTACTTTCGATTTGAAGTTCAATAAAGACAAGATTGACAATGTAGAGCAATACCTAAGTAGTAATCTACAAAGACTGACAGACATGGTTAGTCACCAAAGCAACGATATGCCTGGTTTGATTTGCGAGGTAGACATCAGTGATGAAGAAGCAGTGAGAGAGTTATTGGAGAATAAGGTAAAACAAGCTGATGGTTCTAAACTAGTAAAGATGCCTTGGCAGGGATTGAACAGAATGACCCAAGGGGGTTATCGCTTAGGTGACTTTGTCTTAGTAGCAGGCCTTATGGGTAATGGGAAATCTCTAACGAGTAGACACATGTTCATTTCTGCTTGTATCTTCAATAATCCTAAGAACCTACAAACCAATCATGACAAGAAACCTTTAAATGTCTTGTTTACCTTCGAGGATTCAGCTGACTTAGTAGTAGCAGACTACTACTCTATCCTACAAGCTAACCTAGAGAACAAGAAAGTCACTAAAGAAGACTTCATGAAACTCTCTCCTACTGATGCCGCTAAATACATTAAAGAGAAACTCGAGTCTACTGGTTATACTTTAAAGATTATCAATAGTGACCCCAACAACGTATCTTACTTAGATGTTATCAACAAACTGATGGATTACGAGTCCCAAGGCTACGAAATCCATACCTGTCTTATTGACTACGTTTCCCTATTGAGTAAGAAAGGTTTAACCAATACTCGTTTGGATACCGATATACAGGAGCTCTTTAGACGAATTAAGAACTTCTGCATGGGTAGGAAGATATTGTTTATCTCTCCACATCAGCTTAGTACTGAAGCATTGGAACTGAAACGAAATGGTGCTAAGTACCTAGCTCGAGATGTGGCTCCTTTGGGTTACTATCAAGACTGTAAAGGTTTAGGTCGTGAACCTGAATTAGAGATTGCAGTAGATATCGTAAAAGACAATGGTAAAACCTATATGTGTTTTGGTAGGGGTAAACACAGGGGCGTAGGGGATACACCTGAACAAGACAAGTTCTTCATCATCCCGTTTAGTGATAAAGGCTTACTCTGGGACATCAATGGTAAAGATACCTCAATGAGTAAGTTTGGTCATGCTAGAACAGAGGAGGGTGATGAAGTGTCTTACTTTGGTCCCGAATAGGTTCTGAATAACACAAACTAATTCTATACTCTCTATTGCTCTTTAGTGGGCAATAGAGAGTATATTATATTTGTTTCACTGCCTAGTATGTTAATATTTATTTTTGAATTATCGGAACAAGGTGATTTTCAATGAAAGTAAAACTAGACTTATCGGCTAAAGAAAACTTTGGACGTTTACTCGTAGCGGCTGGTCTCTTAACCAACCAGACAGATGAGTATACTTTAACTGATGTTGAGACTTTAGAAGAAGACGGAACCAATACCGTTGGTAATGTAGAAGTCAATGGTAGGGTATCTAAAGTGAGGTGGAACCGTCTGGGTGGTGATGTAATCTCCATAAACAAACTAGAGGTATTCGGTACAAAAGACGGAGTGGATGATAGCTACATCTTCAGTGATACCGATATTAAAGAAGCCCTGAAGAGCAAAGGTCTACTGGATACTGAATACTTCTTAAACCAGCAAAGTGGCAATAACATCATTGTTGCTACTCACGCTGACGGTGCAATTTATAGAGACATCAATCTCTATCTCCATGTTACTCCTCTTAGTGCTGATAGCTTGGAGGACTTAGATTTAAATCCGAATGAAACGCCTGCAGATTACCTGGAAGCGTATAGTTCTGGTTTAGGTGAACCGCTAAGTAATGGCAATGATGATTCTAATCCGAATTCTGAAATTGACTTCTTGGCAATCTACAACAACGCATTGCAGTAATGCAATACTGATATAAGGATAAAACACAATGGCAAATCTGAAACAAGTGTTTACACAAATTGGTACGGACATCAAGGGACTGAAAGCAGGTCAAGCTAAAGTAGGTGACTTGAGTAACTTGACGACTACTGATAAAACCACTCTGGTAGCTGCCGTGAATGAAGCACTGGCTGCTGCTAAAGCAGGCGGTGCTGAAGACACGACCGATTACTTGGCTGCCTACACCACTGCTCGTGACAACTAACTAAAAAAGAATAGCTAGAGAACCACTACTCTCCTTACCCCGCAATAGGGGAAGGAGAGGAGTCTTCATTTCACTATTACCATGGATTGGTAGAAAACACGACATTGGGATACAGGAGTTTACCTGAATGGTTAATCCAGGTCTTCATGTAGTAATTCCCTTTATCATCTTTCACGATACGGATAGCTAAGCCTTTAGCTGCTTTCTCTTCAGCTTCGATAATGAGTTCAGCAAAGTCTTCAATACCATCGGTTTCTTGTACCTTTTCATTGCTTACTGTCTGGTTAGTGATTTCGCAAATCTCTTCCAAACCGTAATGTACGATAGGGTAACTAAACTTACCAATAGTAATGTAGGTCTCCTCTACAGAATCCTCGGTAACGTAACCTAAGGGTAGGTGACCAAACTTATTACTGAATTCAGTATAGCTGCCGCTATTGAGTAGTACCGGTACGTAAACTACAGCATTATCTACACCAGAACGTGAATTGATGTCCATCACGAAGTCTCTAGTGGCTTTACGATAAAACACTTTACCAGCAATGAGCCCTTGGTGGAAACCCTCTTTATCCACAATACCAGGAATGAAGATACCATTGTCTTTCAGCTTGTCTTTCAGTTCAACCAACTCTTCCTCTTTCAAATCGTGGAGTAAAGTGTGGTAGACATGATTGGTATAACGAATACCAAAGTCTTTAAAACGAGCATCCATACCACTATTTAAACCAATCAAGAGCTCACGACCTACCATCAATTCCAAACCATTACCAAAAGCACCGAATGAGCGGAATAGCTCTTTTACCAAGTACTGGGGTGTAATGTAATTGATCAAGTCTTTCAGTGATGAACCACCCACTAAGTCTTTTACTTTACTGTACCGGATAAAGACAGCTTTAATCTCTTCAATCTTCTGGTTAACCAGATAGGGTAAGGAGTGATAGAGATTGGGTTGAGTGATTTCTTTTTTCAGGATTTTGTAGATGTCCCTTAGTGCGAAATCAGGTACCACAGAATCACTGTTACTCGGTGCATTGAATACGATAAAGTAAACAAATACACCCTTATCAGTTCTATCCATTAGGTAACGTACGGTTAATGGATTACCGTTCTGACCATGGGTATCTAAACACAGATTCTCCAGTACTTCCATTTCCTTAGAGATGTGCTGGGTAGTCACCTCACCACCTTTACCAGAGAGATAGGTATCAATGGCATCACTACGAGTAACGTAGATAGAAGCTAAACCATGTTCAGCAATCTTCTTCATCTCTTGGTGATTTAACTGGTAATCCCCTTTGGTGAATACCGGTAAGTGGTAGAATTGGCCACCCATCTTACGGAAGTATCCTTCGATAGACTCAATATAGCTAGAAGCCATCAAGTAACCGTAGGTTTGTCCATCTACTACCAGGGTATTGGTGTCTCTATCACCTACCTGTATAAGGTTATTGGAAGGAACATCATTTAAATCAAAACAGAGGAAACCATATTTACCTTCTACCGTGTTTACAGCATAAAGCTCAGCCAATACCAAATCAGTAAAGGCAATGCTGTGTTCGGTATTATAGGTTTTACTGTAGATTCCAATCTGCTCGTGACTACCATCCTCTTTCATCTTGACTGGAATAAAGACGAGGTTTTGGTTGTATTCAGCAGGGAAGTAACGGTCGCAGTTAAACACGTTTACTTTTCCATCTACCACCAGATTACCCAACTGTGCTAGAGGGATAAGCTTTCTATCCTCAGCCAGCTTCTTGCAGGACTCACGATACACTTTTTCGAAGAAGTAAACTGGGTCCATTTTAATGGTTTTATAGCGCTCGTTCTCATTGTAGTGGCTGTTAGCCACCTCATGAGAGATACGTGGACTGAATACCGGTAAACCGATTACCGGTTCTTTCTTGAATTTCTCAATAACTTGATTCACGACTTCAGTGAAATCGTATTTTTCCTTAGACATGTTAAAGACTCCATTTGGTTAAAGAATACATAGCCTACTCTCTCTACCCCTTTGTGGAGTAGAGAGAGTAGCTACATCATGAAATACAGATAAGACTTAGTCTTTTAGAGAGTAAATTACTCTTTAGTAGTACTCTCTTCGACTTTACCACCTGCTTCTTTAATTTGCTCGTCAATCTTAGCATTCTCCTCAGCAATAATCTTATTGCTATTGGCAATGCAAGAACGCAAGGTATTAACGGCAATACGGCACTGACCTACACGATGTAAAGTATCGCTATAAGCCAGAGCCAAATCTCTATTGTATACAATGTTGTGTTTGGGTACTTCACAGCTGTTGACTGCCGGACAATCCAGAGTTTTGTAACGGGTAAAAGTCAATACTCTGGGTTTGGTAGCACAGGCGCTTAAGAGTACCGCAGTAAGTAATACGGTTAAGTAACGCACGTTATCCCTCCTAATGGAAAATAGCTCATCAGTTTCACTGACTCGCTTTACTGCGTAGAGTTCGTCTGTTTCACTGACTCACTCCCTCTCTGACGAGAGTAGGGTTTAGTTACTGGAAGACCAGGAAGCCAATACAGATGCTGGTACTTTCTGCTCTGACCAACCTTCTTTGTCTAGGGCATGTATCAGTTTTCTTTCAGTGACTTTATTGGCTTCTTCCAATGCCTGTATTTCTACCTGTTGCTTTTCGTCAGAACGCTTGTATTCTTCGATTAAAGCATTGTTAACACGAATCTCAGTTTTCAACTGAGTGATGTTGTGCTCTTGTTGAAGAATCGTTTCTTGTTTCTCTTTTACTGTCTGGTTTAGGTTCTCTACCTTAGCGCTCAATGAATTGTTGCGCCACTTGAGATAACCTAGTGCAGAGAGCAAGCCGATTAACACGACTAAGCTAATTTTGTTTAAAGTGCTCATTTGAAAATAATCCTTCGGCTGAACTTCAATTGTCCTATACTGAAAGAATCACCCTATCGATAAGCTATGTTAATAGCTCACCAAAGCGCATGTATCGAATAGCAGTGATTTTCAGCTTTTCTTTGTATTGACTCAAATCTATATTCAGAATCTTCTCTAACTGAGTCTGGTCGTCAGGGTGCTTTACCTTGATAAAAGGAATGTATTCACCCTGATTCCAAACTGCTCCCTTGTTAATATAGAATTGGTGCATTTGATTAAATAGCTTTCTCTCTTTAATGGAAAGGCACTCAATCTTCTCACCTTTAATCGTGGTAATCTCTTCACCTACTAGGTCTTTTACCTGGATATAAAGCGGTTTACTCAAGTCACGATAAAAGGTTTCTAATTCACAATCTTCCTTCGAGAACGGATAGCAATGGATTCTATTCTCACTGTAAGCTACCGTAATACCGATTTCTCTGGTATACTCCTTATCTGCCTTAGTGTAAACAAAATCAGTTTCTATCCCATTCTCGTTTAGAATTCTCTTCAATTCTAGTACCGACTCTTTATCTAACAGCAGACTGACATGGTCAATCAACTGTACATCATCTCTCAATACCTTAGGGTGTTTTAAGATGTTCGGTAGAATCATTTCTCTATCTAACATGATATTCGACTCCAATTAGAATACTATCACGTAGATGATAGCTTATACCAGAACCCACACTAAAGTGTAGAACCTGGTAACGCTGTCATTTACTCACGTAAATGATATAGAGCTGTATTAGTTTAGTAAGTGAAATCTTTTTTAATCAGTTTGTACTTAGTCCCTAGGTAAGTCATCTCAGCTTCAATGCTGTAGATGTCTTCAGTCTTAGTGACTTTCTTAATGGTAATCTTGTTCTCTTCTGCTTTCAGTAGCTGACTACCACCGTATTGGGAAACCAGATAAGGATTACCCACAGGGATAATGGTTTCCTTCTTGATGTCTTCTACATTGGTTAAAGTCACTTTAGTACCGATTAGGTAAGGTAGCTTATTCTCAGCTACTGAGAAAACAATGGTTCTCATGCTCATGTCGTTATTCCTTAATAAGAAAAGGGGTATAGGGGTGGGTGTAATTCATAGTGAATTCAAGAGACTCTCTACTGTCCTTTCACTAGGGACAGTAGAGAGCTATTTCTGTTTTATTAAGCTACAATAACGTAGAGGGTATTGCTACCACGATAGAGTAAGGAATCTGGTTTAGCATTGATGGTAATCGGATAATTACCTGGTGCATTAGGCACAGTCGGTACATCATCCAATTCCCTAATATCAATCCCTTCATTAGCCAGTTTAGTCCTAATGTCTTCGTCTACATGGTCTACCCTGACTCTAAGTACCCGTCCGGTATAACCAGGCTGACGTCTAGTATAGTTCACGTTTCTAAAGTGATAGAATAAGGGATTATTAGCTGCGTCTACTTCATCGCTCGGATAACTAATCTTCACGTTAGTGACATTATCACTACCCACAGCCTCTACACTTCCTGGCCAGAAGTGAATCTCTTTGGTATTAGGTAGATTGTCTTTTCTTCTAATCGCTGCAATGAACTTATCCCTAGCATCAGCGGTATCGTCAATAGAGAGACCCCTAATATCAATCGAACCAATGTAATTGCGAGTCGCAATAGAGAGATTACCAGAGTAGTAAAGAGAACTGTACTCGGCACCAATGTAACGATTGGTGAAGTTATCGATTCTGTCTTCACCATGGGAGAAGTTACCAGGAGGTACCCAGTGGGATACGATAGAAATCAATTCTTTCACTTTAGGGTTAGCTGGATACAGGAAATGATTTTCTCCTGCTAAGATAATCGATTCAGCGATATTGTTATTAACCGTGTCATCTGGTAAACCATTTAAACCAATAGCAAATAGGTTTTGGTTATTGGGATTAATAGAATCCTTATAGAGGAAGAATACGAATTCGTACTTCTTAGCATTATTGGGGTCAGCTGCTAGAGCATTAGTAGCTAAAAAGTAAGGTAATCTTACTAAGAACCCCGACTTACCATCTTTAACATAAGGCTCTAAACCGAGAGTCTTAATGTATTCCCAATAGAGATTGGTTAAATGGAATCGAGGGAAACGTATAGTGAATGGTGTACTGAGGTTAGGATTACGAATCGTTACCGTAATGTAATCCGATACAAATCCATCTACTTGTTCACTAGGATTAACCCCACCTCTTAATGGTAGGTTAGTACCATGGACTCTACTCTCTACGGTAAAGGTAGTTTCCCTATCTCTTAATAGCTTACCAATCTTAGTCCTGTTCTTAGTAGAGAGGACTTTATTCTGTTTGGTGTAGAGGTAGTTATACCAGTTGTTCTTGATATCGCTAATCAAGGCATCTACACTCTTAATCTCAGTAGGAGAATCGGTATTGGTAATCACCTTAACCTGCTCACCATTCGGTAAAGTCATTTCCTCTTGGATTAAGTGGTAATTAGCAACCGTATCGTTCTCTTTTAATTGTTGGTTTTGTTGATACTTAGTTGGGTTAGAGAACCGATAATAGCTGTTATTAATAACATCGTTAACCATACTAAAGTCTATAGATGGGTCGTAGAGGACTTTAGGCATCACGAGATTATAGGTTTTACTACCAAAGTAACAAGGAGAGGCTAAGTGAGCTTTCACTTTTACTTTAGTATCGTCTTCCAGTATTTCTACTGTAAACTTGAATTTCTCATCATGAGAGAAGGTATTAGTCGTTTCATTGACTAATCTGGCAATCTTCTCTACGTCACTGTCTTCTCCGGTTAAACTACCGTATTGGTTAGTGTAGGTATAGGTGTAGTTTTCATCTCCTTTAAACCCTACTGGTAGTCGGTTATAATAAGCACTGGCATAAGCCTTTTTCTCTTTGTAGTGAGAAGGACTATTGGGCTTAAAGTGTAATTGTACTTCACTATTGAAGTGCTCTTCCTCACCACGAATAGTAAAGGTTTCATTTGCTTCCAGAACAGAGAAGGATTCCGTATCGGTTTTCACCTGTTCCGGCATGTTAATGTCTTCTAATAACTTGTATAGATTCTCGGTCTGAGATAAGGCGGAATCTATCTTGATATTCCCGTACATCATTCACTCGCTCCATTTTATTGCGCTCATTCATGGGTTCACTGCGTTAGCTCGATTAGTAAACAGCGATAGCTGCATTGAGACTGGTTTTACCAGTCGAGATAACTAACCTCGCTCACTGCGTTACTTTCCTTATAAAGATAGTCCTGCAATCTATTAGATTGCAGTCCTGCAGTGTCTAGACCAAAGGTCTAGTAAGCTATAGTAATTTAGTCAGAAATAGAGCCCTATTAATAGAATGCTTAAATTTGCGATTATAGGTTGTTTAGCAGCCAAGGTAAGGTATTGTACCATCCAGTACTCTAATCGCATTCTAACGCTCTCTACGAGCCTTTAAATGGCATTATAGATAATAAAATACTACTCTCTACCCCTAAATGGAGTAGAGAGTAGCTCTTATTACTAACGTAATACTCACTGCTCTCCTAACGGAGAGTAGTCATTTACACTCGTTTAAGGAGTAGCGAAACCAGTCAAGTTACCTTGAGGACGAACTTCAGTGGGTTCGTAGTGTACGTTAATGCGTACAGAACCACTTACCAGGTATTTAGCCGCACCAGTGGTTTTGGCATCTACCCAGATTTCTACCGATCCGTCACCATCCGTTTCTTCAATCTGTCTAATGTCCAGAATGTGCTGCAAACCGTTAGCACCGTTGTTGGTGATTTTCTTCACGATTTCAGCAGCTTTAGCAACAGCTTGCTCTTTTGTCTTGAAGGCATCATCTTCCACTACCAAAGTCTGTTTACCGGAAGCATTCTCGATGGCCACTTTAGAAATACCTTCGCTAGAGAGAGTGTCTTTCAATTCCAGCAAGAGGTCATCCAGGGGACGAACGATGGTGTAAACAGTAGAGAAAGGGTTACCATTAGGAATATTAGCGTTAGCTTGGTTGATACCAACGTAGTTTTCATCGGATTCCAAGCGGTAGATACCTACTTTGGGGTTGATGGCATGGAGTTTTTCCACCATCTTCTTCATCGCTTCCTTTTCCATAGAAGAAGGGCTGTTACTGAAGTAATAACCACTGAAGGCATTCAATTGACATACCTTGTACAGAGAAGCGACATCTTGCTCAATGGCTTCCTGGTTTTTGTAAGCTACTTCGTAGTCTTTCAGGGTTTCTGTTCTACCGTAACTGGTATTAGTACTATCCACCTGGAAGTCTGACTTAAGAGCTACGTCAGTGAATTGGGCTGCGCCTTCTTTCCAAGCTTGGTGCAGTTCCTGAATCACTTGTTTACGAGCACCTTCGTAAGCTGTTTCACGGAAGGCCTGAATAGAATCAGCAATACCTTCTTCTTTACCAAAACCTTCGTTAATCAGGCTATTGATAAAACTCAAACCCATGAAGTACTCGTCGTTTTGTTTCTCACCAAAGAGATTACGCATGTCATTGCGTCTACCCCAGTTACGAGTTTCAGGGATGTAAAACTCATTCTGCTTCATTCTGGTGATAGAGGGTTTAATGAAGCTAACGGCGTAGAAGGCAGGATTATCTACCTTAGAGACCACCATGGTGTAACAGATAGGCAGATTCTCGTTTTTGTAGAGTGCTTTATCATCGGCTGGTAGAGTATAGCTAATACCGGTACTACCGAAAGTCAAGGTACTAATCTGTCCAGTAGCGCTAATCGGTTTAGCAGACAGACCCACACTCTCTTTGTATTTCTCCACCAGTTGACCAATATCGGTCAGCTTACCAGAGGCAAAGGAGCTGTAACCGAATTCGTTTACATAGTGGAAAGGCAGAGATGTCTGTTCCTTGATTTTGGCAGATTGGGCACGCAGTACAGCAGCATAGTCTACACGACGGTATTTGTGGACAACAATCTTGTGGTCACCTTTGTCTTCGTAACCAATGTTACCGGTGTCTACCAGTTTAGTAGCCAAATCACCTTTAATCTTCAGTTTTACTTTAGTGGTACCGTCAGTACCTTCACCAGTCAGTTCCAATACTTCAATGAACTCACTACCGGTATACTGGCGAGGGTAACCAGAGTATACCAGAAGGTCGGTAAAGGCTTCATTACTGGTCTGGTTAATGTTGAGTTTTAATTCAGCCATTATTCAATTCCTTTTGTTTAATAATGTCGAAAAAATGAAAATACTAGAGTAGAGGGATTAGATTCTCTCTACTCTAGTCTCTATCTAGGTAACATTACCTAAATCTTAGATGCCTTCAATACCGCTGAAACCATTGAGACGTTCAGTGGTTTCTACTTTATCGGAAGGATAATCTACTACGATACCGAATCGGCCTTTAGCCCAATCATCGAATTCAGCTTTTACACTGTAGATTTTGGTAATGGAGCTGCTGTCGAAGATAGGGTTAGATGCGTTGTTGTTTTCTTCAGCGTAAGTATCAAAGTGGGTCAGCTCTTTCAGTTTATCCACTACTTTAGTCAAAGCAGCCTCGGCAGTGGTTCTATTGGTAATAGAAGTACCACTTACTTTAACGGCTTTAACGGCCTGTTCACCAGAACCCAGAGTAAGCAATTCGGCAGTAAAGCCATCAGTAGTGAAGTCCAGTTTCTTACCGGTACCAAAGCCATCGACTATTTCAGACGGATAATCAGCCAAGTCAGCCTTCAGTACCATCTTATAAGCTTTACCTACGATAGACTTAGAGGGTTTCACCTGTTTGGTGACATCGTTAGTGTAGACCACGATTTCATCGGTCTCTTTCGGGAAGAGAGTAGCACCGACTACTTTGGGGTAACCCTGCTCTTTAGTAACGGCTTTGTCTTTCACGAGTTTCGGATTGACTTGACCAGAGATTTCATCCGGATAGAGCGTCAGGAGATAGTTTTTACGCAACTCGTAGTGGTCTGCACTAAACATGTAGTTGAAGAAGCCACGCAAGAGAGTCGGGATATTGCTCAATTCAGTCGGATTGATACCGGCCAAGTTGTAATCGCCATCTACGCCTTCGAAGGTAGTCTCTACAGTATTGGTAAGAGAACCCAGTACGTCAGTGAGGAATTTCACCTTGTGTACGATTTTGTGGTCCTGATGAGTGAAAATCAACTTACGAGCCATGTAGACTTTAGAAGGCAGACCTACTTTAGCA